CTGAAGATGAAGTTAGTTGGGCTGGATTTTTGTGCTATGGAGATACCGCTCCATGTCATAATTATAAATATAAAAAGAGAGATGAGGACGAGCTCCCTCTTTCTGGAACTCAACGTTAAAATCTAGAAAAGTAAATGCTAAATTAAATGAAATAAATTATTAAGGAGTTTAATATGGCATTTATCTATAAAATTACTAATTTACAAAACAATAAGATTTATATAGGGCAGACTTCTACTACTTTAGATCGTAGATTTCGACAACATCAAATTGCTGCTTTTACATTAAAGCTTAAAAGGCCTTTGTACAGTGCAATGCGTAAATATGGAATCGAAAATTTTAAAATAGAGTTAGTCGAAGAAGTAGATGCAGATAAGGTTGCAGATGCTGAACAACTATATATTTCTAGATATGAAAGCTTTGCTCCACTTGGGAAGGGATACAATGCTACTCGTGGTGGAGAGGGTGCTATATTATTAGATTATGATTTAATTTATCAGCTTTGGCGGGATGGTAAAAGTATTGCAGAAATTAGTACAATTACTGGGGCTACTAGATACAGCATCCGAGGTGTTTTAAAGGTACTACCAGATTATAATGAGACAGAAAGCCGGCGCCGCGGGAATAGATATCAGCATAGTTTAAGATTAAAGACTATTTATCAGTACGCGCCAGATGGCACTTATTTGATGACTTATGACTCAGTGGCTACAGCAGCAGAATCTTTGAATATTTCAACTAAGAGCTTATTTTTTGCACTTACTGTGCCAGGACAACTTGCTGCCGAGACTCAATGGAGCTATTTAAGGTTAGATAAGCTATCTCCAATAGAGCATAAAGTACGAAAATATAAACAGCCTGTTTTAGAAATAGACTCTAATGGTAAGGTAATAGCAGAATATGAATCTGCTTCAGCTGCTGCAAAACTATTGTCTTTAGATTCAGGCTATATCCGTACTGCTTGTACTAGAGATTCTCACAAGTATGCAAAGTTAGATCGATATTTTATATATAAACAAAAGAATTGAGGTGGTTTAAATGAAGTCAAGAGTTGTTTTTCTTGACTATGATTAGATGGGGTCGTAAATACTCCGATGTGGAATGAGAAGGGTACAAGGTGCTCTTATAATTTTCCTAAGGATAATAAAGTAAATAATTTTCAGGCTGTACAATGGCTTTCTGAAGCGTGCAAGAAGTTTCATTATGATATTGTAGTAACTTCTACTTGGCGCTGGGATGAGAATTACAAAGAGTGTCTTATTAATGGTGGTCTGAGATCTGGAATTGAGATTTTAGGACGTACTAAAGAAATTAGGGAGCAGTGCAGGGGTTTTGAGATAAAGACTTATCTTGAAGAGCATCCTGAGATTAATTACTATGTTATTATCGATGATGATTGTGATATGCTTCCTGAGCAGATAGGTCATTTTATCCAGACTGACTATAGAGTTGGTTTTACTCTTAAGGAATTTGAAAGGTTTGAAGAGATCTTTAATAAAGACAACGGCCATGGAGGATCTTTTCCGGAAAGAAAACAGAAGGATTACAGGAGATTTGACGAATGTGCGACGTATGTAGAAGATTAACAGAAGATCATGTTCATAGTAGATTGGCTGCAGACTATAATGGTACAGAAATCGAGCTTATGAAAGATGGTGAAGAAGTTAAATTAGTGATAAGCTATTGGAATACTATGTATAGAAATAGGCTTGACTGCACTATAGGGTTCTGTCCTTACTGTGGAGAAAAGCTTATTAAGACTGCAAAACGTTCTGTGGGCGCAAAAGATAAGAACGGTCGTGAGCTTTATGAGGGAGATTGCGTAAAAACCAAGTATGGTCGAATTTGTAAGATCATCTGGTTTGAATCAGACCAACATAGATGCTGGGATCTTATGCCAGTAGATTTATTTGAGTGCAAGGCGCCAGATAATTGGGACATGTGGTATTCTGAAAATTTAGAATTTGTGAGGTAAACTATGGATAGATTTATTAGAGGCGCATTTTGTTTGGATTGGGATGTAACTGATATGGAAGCCTGGGAAGCCAAGCATATGAAGCAGCTTGAAAAAGTTGGTGAATTTTGTAATGCATTTGAAATTGAATTTCAGTGTGGCACTACGGAGCATGATAGATATATTATTGAATATCGTATTATATCTAGTACGGCTCAGAGAGGTAATTCCTTGTATAGAGAGCTTAGAGACCTTATTAAAGAGTACTTTGATAAACCGGAGGAACTACATCAGTTTAGAGGGAGAATTATGAGATGATCAGTAAAGAGCAAGCTATTGAGATTGTGCGTAAATTTGATTTTTTCCAGGGCCAGAGAGCTGGCAGAGAGCTTTGGGCTACTAAGCCTATTGAAGTACAGAATGTAGATCTTATGAGCTTTTCTTCGGACTGCGGTGATTTGCTCGAGTATCTTGAGAAGACTCAGGAGCCGGGCTATAGATTAGAGGCTATTCCAGAGAAATGCTGGATTCTTTTTGATATGCCTGGCTTTTACGACATCTATGAGTATGAAGTTGATCGAGTAGTATTCGTAAAAGATAAGATTGAAAAACTTTGGTGTTCTAGAGAGCATGAAGGAACCGTAGTAACGAGCCATGACCTTGGCAGACTTGTATTTTTCTCTAAAGAAGCAGCAAGTAATGCTTTAACTGAAATTATTAAACAAAGACGAGGTGAAATAAATGGCGAAATGTAATTGTTTTCGCTCTGGTAAGGTATTTAACCTGCATAGTGGTAAGGATTATTGTGATGGGGTTAAAGAGCCGGAGATCTGTTCTTGTGGTGGCGATATGAGTAAGTGCGATTTTTATGAATATAAGCGGACTGCTTGTATACAAGAAGAAAACGTCGAGGTAGAGCAAACTACTTTTGGCCCGTCTGCAAATAATAAATATTATCCTGCTTTCCAGTGGATAGCATTGTCTGTAGATCAGCCCGTTATTAATACTGATAAAGAATATTATATGATGGTCTGCTATACAGATCCATATAATAAGCTTGAAATGAAAGTACTGAGGGTTTCTAAGGGTAACACTGCTTTATTTGCTAGTCTGCTATGTGCAAATAATATTTTGTATTGGTGCTACATTAATCCGCCTGCAAGCCTTGTTAATAAGCAAGCAGCCATTAAAAAGCTTCAAGCTTGTGGAATTTTAGATGAGCAAGGTAATATTGCAGAGGCTTACAAAGATATTTTTATAAAGGTAGATGATCTATGATCGGGAAGTATTCACTTATAAGATTAAAAGACCAGCAAGAGAACTTGCGTAATCTATTAGACCTGGAGTGTTCTAAGGCACCTGTTCATCAAGATAAAGAGCTCATAGGCTATTGTAAAGGAGCTCTTGAGTATTTGCCTCAGCTTATTGTGCTTACAAAGCTATGGACTGATCAACAGCGTTATGGTCTACACGAGACTGCTTTGTTTGAGGAGAATGCTGACTTAAGAGAGAAACTGAAGACTCTGGAAAAACAGCTACTAGAGGATGATTTTTTGAGTCAGTCCTACGTAGATATTAAAGATACACATTATGTAAAACCTGACCCTAGACTTGTATTTGAGGATTAAGTTATGATTTGGATTGGAATTATTATTGGTATTATTATATGGCAAGTTTGTTCATTGATCTTTTATTATATCTGGCAGCATAATGAAGAGAATGCTATTGTGGCTTCTGCAGGTATTGCTGGAGGTATTGTTTTACTAGTAGGTAATACTTATATTTGGCTTAAAAAACTCTGGCATAGCTGGTTTTTTAAGGCTGCTCTTGTAAAAGAAGGAGATGCACAAATTTATTATTGTCGTTCAAAGGACTCTGAGTATTATATTCATGCTCAGGGTTATAAATGGGCGACAGAGCTACGAAACAAGTATACCATAGAAGACGGTTGTCGTAAGGGTGATTGTAGTTTTGGTACAATTAATATTAGATTTACGCCTAATAAAATTGTAAAGAAAGAGAATGCAAAGCCTTTGCCTAAGATATCAAAGGAATTGAGAGAGGATTATTAAAATGTCATTGAAAGAAACTATTAATGAAAAATGGAAAGAAGCATTCAAGAATAGGGATACAGAAAAAAGAACTTGTTATGAGTATCTTAAACAACGAATCCTTGTTGCAGAGAAATCTGGTCAGTTTGAATTACCTCTTACTGATGAACAGATTACTAATCTTATTGTAAAGGAATATAAAGAAAGAAACGATCTTCTTTCAGTTTATTCAATTGGAGATGATGAATATGCTGAAGCTCAGTTCATTATTGATGAGCTTGACCAATATCTTCCTAAGCAGATGAGTGAGGAGGAAGTTATTACTATCATTAAGCGTATCAAGGAGACTGAGCCTAACACGGGCAAAGTAATCGGTCTTACCGCAAAAGAAGTTGGTAACCGTTTTGACAAGTCTAAGATTGCAGCTCTTGTAAAGCAGGTGTGATATGAAAGTATTACTGGTAGTTGATGTTCAGAATGATTTTGTGACTGGTACTCTGGCAAATCCTGAAGCTCAGGCTAAAATCCCTGTTATTAAAGAAAAGATTCAGCAGCGAATTGATGAAGGCTGGCAAGTAGTATTTACGCAGGATACACATTTTGACGATTATGATAAAACTATGGAAGGAAAGTACCTGCCTGTTAAGCATTGTATTGATGAGACTGAAGGTTGGTATATTGTGCCTGAGCTTAAAGAGTTTTTGGAGGGTCGTTGGCGGCTAACTAAGACCCGTTTCGGTGATCTTGAGCTTTATCATAGAGTTGAAATGTGTGTACCGGAGAAGCTGCTTGAAAAAGAGCCTATTGAAGAGATTGAGCTTATTGGTTTTTGTACTGATATTTGTGTGGTTTCTAATGCGCTTATCTTAAAGGCGTCTGTTTGGGGTGAAAAGACGGTTATTAGCTGCGATGCTTCTTGTTGTGCCGGTACTACTCCGGATGCCCACGTAGCAGCACTTAGAGTAATGCAGTCTTGTCAAGTAGAAGTACGTAATATAGGAGATATAGTATAATGGAAAAAACGTTTAATATTGAAGTTACTATGGAAGAGCGCTGGGTTGATGACTTTTGTTCTTTTTTGAGGTATATTCAAAGAAATGGTAGTTTAGGACATTCTTCTCTTGTTGGTTTTTATGCAGATGGAGATGGTGATTTTAGACCTAGATTCAGATTTGATACAGAGTTTAATCTTACACCTGGACAGAAGACTACTAAGATCCCTGAACTTATGTTTGATGCAGGATAAGGAGTTAAATATGACAAATATTAGAGGTTGTCCTAATTGTGGGTATAATCAAGTTTTAAAGCTTAGATCAGACGCTACTGATGCTTGCTGTTACTTAAAGCTTACAACTAATCGCTATTTTGGTTTTTCTGTAGAGCCTTTGGTTTGTGCAAATTGTGGAACTGTATATATTGATGGAGCTGATTTAGCAAAAATGAAAGCGATGGTATTGGAGCGTGAAAAAGAAAGAGAATTATATTTACAACAAGAGCTTTGACTTAATGAGAGATAATATTGAGGATACTACTTATGGTATTTATCCTCCACCACTTAATGCTCAGACTGCAATACACATACTCTGTGATTATTTACTCGGAGATGATTGGTATTTTGCTGGATCTTGTGGTATAGAACAAGGTAATGCTGTTATTGTGGAACATATTCTTGACAAATACTCAAAGCAGTGGAAAAAAGATTGGAAAAATTATAAAAAGGGAGCTTAAATTTCTAAGCTCCCTATTGTATTATATAATGTGAGTGCCACGAAGCCTATGGACTTAATGTAGATACGGCAGTTAAGAGATGGCCTAAGAAGCCAATGCCAATATGGGATTAAGAGACGGAAGCTGGAGCAGTGGTAAATGGAGTGCAATGAACAGCTCACAAGTAGGTGCCACGAAGCCGGAAGTCAAGCATGAACGGAGGAAAACTGTGGTAAATGGATAATGCGAAAACCAGCCTACACTACGAACAATACGCCAACCGGCTGAGACTCGTAGAGAAACAAACTCAGAAGGGAAGAGTGCAACGAGCTTTGACAGTTGCTGAGACTTGGGTGCCACGAAGCGCTGAATATGGAGATCATGAGCGAAGTATTTGGTGAGGTTGTAAGAAGCTGTGGTAATGGAAAGAGTTAAACAGCCGGGTCTGATTTGGTGTTGAACGTGGGAAGTTCCCCGTAGTCTTCGCTTGGACTGCCAAAACAAGAGACTTATTATCAAAGAGTGCTACGAAGCCGATTGAGCGTTAGGCAAGCCTGTATCGGAAAGCGGTGTCCCTGAAGCAGCAGTAGTAAATGGAGTGAGATGAACAGCTCTTTGAAATCTTTTATTTAGGAAGGAGACCTTATTTTAATGATTTTTGATTTTTGTGAGGATACTCCGCCCAACAGTTTATAAGCTGTAGGGAGAGCGCAACCTAAATTTGTGGGCACAGCAGTAGATCCGCTTATCTACTGGGATTGATGAGAAGGAACTGTGTAGGACTAAGGTGGGAAGGTCTAGAGAAAAGTGGGCGCTAGCAGTCAGTAGGCGGTTATGACTGGGTTTTAGAGACGTACTAGCGGTGCTTCTGGCGGCTCGGAAGCAGCTATATACGATTTGTCAAGTATTGACAGCTAGGAGTTTTTGCTTGTTTTTTCTGAACGAATAAAATAAGTTTTTTGCATGCAACCCAAATGAAGGAGTACGCCAATTGCGAAGTTATAAAGCTTGAGGTAAAGAGCGATAAGTAATAAGAGCGGCCTGAGTAAATATCGGGTGTGTTGTGGGTAACGAAATCCCATCTCCTTCACCCCTATCTGTATTAAATTTAATAGTGCCACAAAGCCAAGATGCAAGAAACGCTTTGAGAATGCGTCATGCTTGGGTACAGGAGCTGTAGTAAATGGAGTTAGACGAACAGCTATTAAATTTTTGCTGTATGGGTCATTGCTTTTAGGTGAGCGAGGGACGCCTTGATGAGTTCAAATCTCATAATGACCCCTAATTTTTATATCCAAGGCTGGCGGAAGTATAGGCAGGTTGGTAAGTCCTATCACGGTAGACGCAGGTCGGAATAGATCAGCTATCAATGATCAGGGTAGCGTCCAGGTTCAAGTCCTGGGTCTTGGGCCAAACCTTTAATAAGGAGAAAAATATAAAATGGTTATCGGAATTGATTTTGATGGCGTAATGAACCGTATGTTAGAGACTTGGCTAGAGTGGCTTAATATGCGACACGGCTTAACAGTAAAGTTTAAAGACGTAAAAAATTGGGAACTTGAAAAATGTTATCCGACACTTACAAAAGATGAACTGTATGCTCCATTACACTTCACAGATTTTTGGTCTGAAGTAAAGATTCAGGAAAATGCACCCGAGGTAATTGAAAGACTTATTCAAGAGGGCCATCAAGTTTATGTAATTACAAGTACTCACTACGATATAATTTCAGCTAAGTTTAAGAATTGTCTTCTTAAGCATTTTCCTTTTATAAAGAAAGAAAATATAATTATTACATATAATAAATCGCTTATCAGATGTGACCTTTTACTTGACGACGCAGAGCATAATTTAATAAATTTTAAAGGTATTAAAGTAGTTTTTGATGCACCTTATAATAAAAATACTTCCGTAGCAGATTTTAGAGTATGTTCTTGGGAAGACTTTTATGAACTAATT